TTATTATGAGGCGCGATTTATCACTGAGGAGGCGTGGGCAGCTGCTAAACCGATAACCATTGCCATGTCGGGGCGTGCTCAAACCTATGTCTGCTCCAATGCAGGGGACGCGTTCTCTTCAGTGCTCAATTCCCTGCGCGATAAGGCAATCTCTTACCCATCCAAATCCCTTGGCTGGTATGAGTACAGCGCGCCGCCATTTTCAAAGCCCACAGATAAAAAAGCCTGGATTGCTGCAAATCCTGCGCTAGGCATAACGATTACTGAGGATGGCTTAGAGGAGGCCCTATCAACGGTGCCCATGGAGAAATTTTTGCCTGAGCACTTGTGCATGTGGGTATCATCGCTGGCAAGTCCTTGGCCGCTAGGCGCGTGGGAGGGTTGTGCAGATCGCAGCCTGACAATTCCCGTTGGCCCCGATACATTTATGGCATTTGATGTGGCAATCTCTAAACGCACGGCATCCTTGGTTGCTGGCCAATTCCTGCCTAATGGCAAGATTGCAGTGGGGATTATGGATCAATGGAGATCAGATACGGCAGTGGATGAATTAAAGATTGCAGCTGATATTAAAACTAAGTGGGTCGATAAGTACTTCCCACGCATGATTATGTTTGATCATTACTCAACTGCGACCATTGCCGCCCGGCTTGGCGCAAGTGGTTGCAGAATGATCGATGTGTCGGGCACTGAGTTTTACCAGGCATCATCGGATTTGCTTGATGCCCTTTCCAATAATCGCATTGTGCACATGGGCCAGGAGTCATTTGATGCCCAGATGGATGCGTGTGCGGCCAAGCAAAATGACTCAGGCTGGAGATTGGTCAGGCGTGCCTCAGCCGGCGACATTTCAGCACCTATTTCACTAGCAATGATTGTCCACAAGATGCAGGAGCCACAGTCCAACCCCATGGTAATTGCAGGCTAGACACGCCCAAATGTGGCAAATGTCTGCTATGTCCGTTTTGCGTGGTATAGGGCTATTATGCGACCATGGGTATTTTGTCGGCATTGCGATTGGTCAAGGATGAACCCGACACATTAAAAAATCAATACGCCCCCGCAGTGATGAATTCAGCGTATGGCATTGGAGCATTTAGCGATTATGCAACAGGATTTGATTATTCATCAATCGATCTCAACAGTGCTTTGCAGGTGCCCACGGTCAGTAAGTGCAGGCAGTTAATTTGCGGAACCATCGCAGGAATTCCATTATCACTCTACAACAAGCGCACCGGTGAGGAGTTGGGTTCACCTATTTGGTTAGATCAACCCGACATCCGACAACCGCGCAGTGTAACAATTGCCTACACAATTCAATCGTTGCTATTTTACCAAACTGCTTATTGGGAAGTAACATCGACATATTCTGATGATGGCAGACCTGCGCGATTTGCATGGGTGGCCAATGATCGCGTTTCACCAAAATTAAATGCACGCAATACGGAGATTGAATATTACACAGTGGACAATGAAGTGCGCCCCATGTCGGGCCCGTCCAGTTTAATTACTTTCCAGTCACTTCAACCTGGTGTGCTCGCAACCGGGGGTCGCACAATAAGGGCATCTTTGGATTTGGAAAAAGCAGCTGCGATTGCAGCCCAAACGCCAATTCCGTCAGGTTTTATTAAAAATTCTGGTGCCGATCTGCCTGAAGCACAGGTGCAAGGAATACTTGCAGCATGGAAGGCCGCTAGAAATTCGCGCGGAACGGCTTATCTCACTTCCACTTTGGATTATTCCACTACCTCATTTTCACCTTCTGAAATGATGTACACATCGGCAAAACAGGAATTGAGTACCGAAATTTGCAGGCTCATGAATGTGCCGGCATACATGGCCTCATCTGATGCAAACAAATCGATGACATATCAAAATGTTCTTGATGCACGCAAAGAGTTTTATGCATATACCTTGGCTCCTTATGTATGTGCCGTGGAGGATCGCCTGAGTATGGATGACATTACAAATGCAAATAATTTGGTGCGTTTCAAAAGTGATGAGACATTTCTGCGCGCTGATGCAACTGCACGCCTTGCCGTCATTGAAAAAATGCTTGCACTTAATCTCATTACTTTGGATCAAGCCAAAGCGATGGAGGACTTAACACCGAATGGAGATGGCTCATGAAATTGACATTTAGCACGCCCATCCAGGCAGCCGATACTGAAAGGCGCATGATTACCGGCACAATTATGGAATATGGTGCAACTGGTCAGACATCGGCTGGCCCAGTTGTATTTGAGCAGGATTCAATCCAAATGCCATCAGCAGGTCGCATAAAATTATTGGCACAACATAATGCCAATGATCCGATTGGCCGGGCCCAATCATTTAGCAAAGCAGGCAGTTTTATTTATGGATCGTTCAAAATTTCAAATAGCAGCCGGGGTACAGATTATTTGACCCTGGCCGCGGAGGATCTAGTCTCTGGGCTTTCCGTTGGTGTTGAGGTTATCTCATCACTACCCAAAGACGATTACCTCCTAGTGACTAGCGCCAGGCTCGTTGAGGTTAGTTTGGTCGAATCTCCAGCCTTTGAGAATGCGATAGTCACCAGTGTTGCCGCTAGCGAGAGCGAAGCGGAGCAAGTACCAACTAACCCACAAACAGAAAGCGAGGCAGTCATGACGACAGCCCCAGATACAACAGCCCCAGAACCTGAGGCAGAGGCTCCAGTTGTGGAAGCCTCTCGCCCAGTTATTTCAGCAAGTTATTTGGTGGGAGAAGTACGCTCACCAATTAAGACACAGGCACAATACATGGAGCACACGATCAAAGCCACACTAGGCAACGATGTATCCCGTGATTATATTCGTGCAGCAGATGGACAAGCACGCAGAATTGAAGCAGCAAATGATTCTTTCACTACAAACCCAGCATTTTCTCCAACTATATTCTCACCAACAGTTATTGACACATCACTTATGGTGCGCCCAACAATTGACGCGCTCGGTGGTGCTCGCGCACTATCAGCATCAGGCATGACAATCTCACATCCAAAAATTACAACCAATGCAACAATTTCAACAGTTGCAGAAGGAGCCTCAACAGCTGCGACTCAGATTGTGAGCGCGTATGTAAATGCCACAGTTGTAAAACTGGCCGGCACACAGATTATGTCAACGGAATTATTGGATCGATCTGAACCATCATTCTATGCAGCAATGTATGAGAACTGCTTGCGCGCATACGCTAAGGCATCAGATGCAGCAGTTATCGCCGAGATTGTCAGCGGCGGAACATTGTGTGCAACAACAGTGGCAGCAACTGCAACTGGTGTGCAAAACTTTGTTGGCGCAGCAGCACCAGCAGCATTTGCAGCAACTGGTGAGTTAGCATCTGCATACATTGCAGGAACATCACAGTGGTCATTGCTTATCAATGCACAAGATGGATCACAGCGACCAATTTATGCAGCAGCACAACCACAAAATGCAGCAGGTGTTTCAGCACCAACTAGCATCCGCGGTAACATATTAGGGTTAGAACTGTATGTTGATCCCTACATGGTTGCAACAACAATTGATGACAGCGCGTTTGTTGTTGCAAAATCTGCAATCTGCATTTATGAATCCCCCAAATTAACGCTTTCCGTCAATGTAGTTGCCACCGGTGAAATTTCTGTACTACTTTACGGATATTTTGCGACTAAAACATTAGTCTCAGGCGGACTACAACGCTTCAACCTCACCTGATAAAACCCTAAGCCGCTTGCAGGGTTAGGAGGCCCTGGCCCTGCAAGCCTTATCAAAGAAAGGATGATGATGGCCGCGACATATACGACAATGCAAGAGTTACGCGACTCACTTGGAATCGGCACGCTTTACACAGATCCCACTGTTGAAGAGTGTTGCCAAACCGCACAGGATCTCATCAATTCATTTCTTTGGTTTAACACAGCACCATTGGTTGCAACAGGCCGGGCATCTAATGTTGCCACTGTTGTTATTGCGAGCCCTGGTCAATTTGTAACGGGTCAGTCAATTACCATCACAAACTCAGGCGCAGGCTATAACGGCACTCAGACAATTACTGGCACGGGGCCTTATGCAGTAACAACCACCACGGTGTTCCTGCCAAGCCGCTACAACTATCCATTGGGGTATCAGTACATCCAATTTGCTAGTGTGGCAGCTGATGATCCCATGCATTTGGTGCAGCCTTATGGCACGGTAACAGGCCCGGATGATAAACAAACCTCATACGCGGCAACAGCGGCCATTAGATCTGCCAGCCTTATCCTGGCCACAAACATTTGGCAATCACGCCAATCCACTCAAAATGGAGGCATGGGCATCGATGGCTTTGCGCCTAGTCCATTTAGAATGTCAAACACATTGATGGCATCGATTAGGGGATTGCTTGCGCCATACCTAAACCCAAGCGCAATGGTCGGGTGAGCGATGCCGGTAGCACTTACAACACTGCGCACAACGATAGCAACGGCCCTAGCCAATGCCGGAGTGTGGAGCACATTCTCATATGTACCCCCAGTAATTCTTGCCAATTCAGTGATAGTTGCGCCCAGTGATCCCTACCTTGTGCCCAGCAATAACTCACAGGCATCCATTTCTTGCATGGCCAACTTCAAAATTATTTGCACGGTGCCTTACCTGGACAACCAGGGCAATTTGAATGGCATCGAATCCACGATTGTTGCGGTGTTTAATTTACTTGCAGCATCATCAATAGTGTTCAACATAACCGGGGCAAGCGCCCCATCATTGTTGGATGCACCTAGTGGGCCCATGCTCACATCCGATTTCTCAATCACAGTCCTAACAACCGGGGCATAAGGAGATAAACATGAGTGATACAAATGCAGAAAATTTGGCCTGGCTTGTTAAGGTTGGTCAAATCAAAGACACTAAAGAGGCTGCAAAGCCAACGACAACAGAAAACGAGGAAAACTAAATGGCAATATATCTAAATAATAATGTTGGCGTAAAACTTGCAACCGCAGCTGCGCCAACTGTTCCATCAATTAACATTTCTGCCTATGTCAGCGCAGTCACTTTGACGCAAACAGTGGATGAAATTGAAGTCACAGCAATGGGCGACACAGCACACAAATTTGCGGCTGGATTGCAAGCGGCAACACTCACCATTGATTTCTTTAATGATTGGGCAGCATCACAAGTGATGACCACATTGAATGCAGCCTTTGGCACAACGCTAGCCGTGTCCATGATCACTGGAGTCGGAAGCGCGCCTACGACAGTTTCAGCGACAAATCCAACTTATCAATTCTCAATTTTAGTCAATAATCTCACACCAGTGGGCAATGGCGGCGTTGGCGATGAAGCGGCATCCAGTTTGTCCTTTACAGTCAACACAGCAGTTACAGTTTCGACAACCGTAGTATTCTAAGGAGAAAATCATGGCACGCTTGAAAATCACCAGGGCCTCTGGGGATGTGATTGTGCAAATCACCCCCGTGGTTGAAGTAGCCTTTGAAAAGTACGCAGGCTCCGGGATCCATAAAAGATTTCGAGATGCTGAATCACAGACTGATATCTATTGGCTTGCCCACAATTGCCTCCAGCGCGTTGAGGTCATCCCTCCATTTGGAGATGAGTGGCTTAACACTTTGGTGGCCGTTGAAGTTATGGATGATGAACCTGTAAAAAAATAGATCGGGACAGCCTCACCTACCTAGTGGCCTCACTAGCGGTGGAGATGCATATCAGCCCAGATGAAATCCTTGCGATGGATGAGAGGATGTTCCAAGCAGTATTGCAAGTGTTCAATGATCGAGCAAAGGAGCGCGCAATTGCCACTAGACATCACAGGCGTTGAGGCCACCTTAAAGGCCATGCGCAAATTTGATAGGGATCTCACCAAGGAGATGAACAAGGACATTAAGGCCGTCATGCTTGGCATCCGCGATAAGGCACGCGCTGATGTGCCCATTGGATTCCCCACTTACCTATCGGGCTGGGAGAAGCGCGGCAAGGTACAAAGCCAAGCAGTGTTTAACACAGCCGGGCGCGTGCGCAAGTTTCCATTATTTGACACGGCAGAGGTCACGGCTGGGATTGTCTATCGACAAGGTAAAAGCCTGCAAAATAAACAGGGCTATCGCTCGCAGTACTATGTGCGCAATAATTCACCAGCAGGTGCAATCTATGAAACAGCCGGGCGCGTGCAATCTGGCCAACAAGGTCGATCGAATAACCCACAGGCAGGCCAGTTATTTATTGGCGCAATGGGCTCACTTTACGGCAAAGGCCCAGAGCGTGGCCGATTGATATTTAAGGCCTGGGAACAAGATCAAGGCAAGGCAACCTTGGCAGTGGCCAAGGCCATTGATAAGGCAGTCAATGCCTTTAACGCTGTTGGCGGTGCTGGCAATCAAGCAAGTTATACCCTGGTGGCATAGTGCCCAATTTATTAGTTACGGCCACAACACGATATGACCCAAAGGGATTAAACAAAGCCAAGAAAGATATTAAAGGCTTTGACAAGCAAATTAAAGCATTGGGCAAAACATTCTTAGGCCTATTTGCTGCACAAAAAGTATTGGCATTTGGCAAGGCATCAGTCAAAGCATTTGCAGCTGATGATAAAGCCGCACGATTATTGCTTAATACTCTTGAAAATTTAGGGGCCGGATACGCTGCAACGAATGTTGAGGATTTCATTGCCAAGTTACAAAATGCCACGGGAGTCCTAGATGATGCACTAAGGCCAGCATTGCAAACTCTTTTAACTGCCACAGGCGACATAGAAAAATCCCAGGGCGCATTGGCGTTGGCCCTAGATATTTCTGCCAATGGAGTCATTAGCCTTGAAACTGCAACTAAAGCCTTAGCCAAAGGATTTCAAGGCAACACAACATCATTAGGTAAAATGGGTGGGGCTGTATCAAAGGCAACACTAGCCACAGGCGACATGGAAAAAATCACGGCTGAATTGACTGCCAAATATAAAGGATCAGCATTAACAGCCGCGCGAGGTTACGCAGGCCAGATGGACAAATTGGCCGTGGCATCAGCCAACGCCAAGGAGATTATTGGCAAAGGCCTTCTAAATTCTCTTTCATTACTTGGCGGTGAAGGTGGCATAGGTTCAGTGACCAAAGCGATTGAAGGTCTTGCAACAGGACTATCTGAGGCTATTGTTTCCACTGGCAAGTTAATTACAGAGTTGAAAAAAATGCCGGGCGTGGGTGGTTACTTAGAAAGAATAATCACAAACCCTTTGAATCTGCCAACAGGTGCCCTTGCCTTTGGTGAGGGTGGCATGTTAGATAAATATCGTGCAATTGGCAGAACCAATATCAAAACAGGTTACGGCCAACAGAGCCCAGGTGATCGCAATAAAGCCGTCATAGCCAATGCAAAATTAGCCAAGCAAAAAGCATTGGAATTGGCGGCACTACTTGCCAAAAACAAGGCAGCCGCCGAAGAATTGAAATTGAAAAAGGATCAGGCAGCCCTTGATGAGTTGAAGAAGAAATTTGACCTAGAGCGCATTGGCATCCTTGCAGCCTTAGCCGCTGCAACAGATGCGGAAACCAAGGCACGCTTGCAGGCAATGCTTGCAATTTTAGACGAGGATGCCGCTGCAGTTAAACTGGCATCTCAAAATTTAGCCAAAGTAATGGCAGATAAGGCTATTGCTGAGGCAGCGGCCCAGGCATCTCTCTTAAAATTTGGCACGGCGATTGATAGCGCGTCATCACAATCCACTGGATTTACAACAGAATTGACAAAATCTGCTGGCGATTTGGCCATGGTTGTCTCAGGAATGCGGTACGCAGCACAAGGCGCGGCACAAATGGCAACAATGCTTTCAGGAATTAATTTGCCTGGAGTTGCAGGCACATCTTTTAATGCAGGCATAGCAGGGGGCAACACGGTTGCGGATTCAATTTCAGGGGCACGGTATGCAGCACAAGCGGCCGCACAAATGGCTGATGCAATCAAAGCACTTGAAGCAGCAACAGCGGCGGCTACGGCGGCCACAGCAAATAAACCCGTGCCTGTAATTAAAGTAGTCACTGATCCCACAGTAATTGTGACAGTTGTTCAAGATGCAATTATTGACAATGGGCGCTCCGGCAACAGCCTCTACCAACCTGGATCATTGTTGGCAATATGACAGTTCCAACAATTAACGCGGTCATTAACTTTTCAACGGGTCCCAGTTTTGCCCAGGCCATGATTTTAGACACTGGCATCCTTGACACTAATGTGCTGGCAGATGCAGCTGCTGTAATTGTCGATGTGAGCGATGTGGTCAACAGCATCCAAACCAAGCGTGGACGCAATGTCCAGAGTAATCAATTCCAAACTGGGACATTGACATTGGTCATTGTTGATCAAAATGGTGACTTTAATCCGCAAAACACCAGCGGGCCTTATTACACTTTACTCACACCCATGCGCAAGGTGCAGATTACGGCCACCTACACCGACACGGTCACATCAATTAGCACCACCTATCCGGTGTTTTCAGGATTCATAACAGGTTTTTCCACATCCATTCCTAACGCTGCCACATCTGAGGTTGCACTTACGACCATCACAGCAGTTGATGCATTTCGCTTGGCAACTAATGCTCAGATTTCAACAGTGGCAGGCACAAGTGCAGGCCAGTTAACTGGGGCAAGAATCAATAACATCTTGGATGAAATAGCGTGGCCAGCATCGATGAGGGATGTGGATGCCGGGCTTACCACGGTTCAGGCCGATCCTGGCACGGCTCGCACTAGCCTTGCCGCGTGTCAGACAATTGAGGCCACAGAATTTGGCGCATTTTATGTGGATGCATCTGGCAGTTTTGTGTTCCAGGATAGGTCAGTCACAGCCTCTAGCGTTGCCGGCACCCCTGTTGTTTTTAGCGATGATGGCCTTGGCATTGATTACTTTAATGCCGTATGGGTGCTCAATGACCTGCTTATCTTTAATTCAGCCCAAATTACAGCCACCGGGCTTGCTGTTCAAACTGCGACAGATTCAGCAAGTGTGGCCAAGTATTTCTTGCACTCTTACAATCAGCAGAATCTGCTTATGGAGGACACAGCAACGGCGCTTAATTATGCCCAGGCATTCGTGGCATCTAATGCTGAAACCACGGTGCGATGTGATGCCATTGAGTTAGATCTCTACACCAACGATTACAATGCAGGTATCATTGCAGCCCTTGACTTGGATTTCTTTGACCCCGTGACAATTACCACGGCCCAGCCTGGTGCAACAGATTTGACCAAAACGCTGCAAGTCTTTGGCAAGGCCATGACAATTACCCCAAATCAATGGCGCGTGGTGATGACTACGCTGGAGCCAATAATTGATGCTTTCAATCTTGACAGCGCGCTATACGGGATTTTAGACACCAATGTACTATCCTACTAACTATGAACAGGCAGGCATCTAATGGCTAAGCAGACCTTTACGACCGGGCAGGTGCTTACGGCGGCCCAGATGACATCGTTGCAGCAAACGGCTATGGGCGGTGGATCAACTACGGATAAAACTGCTAGTTATGTCCTAGTGGCCGCCGATGCTGGCACCGTAGTGCAGATGAACGCGGCAGGGGCTACAACTATTACAGTTAATACAGCCCTCTTTGCAGCCGGTGACACAGTACAAATACAGAATGTAGGGGCAGGAGTCTGCACAGTAACGGCAGGCACGGCAACAGTTAGCACAAGTGCAACGCTTGCCCTTAAACAATACGATGCAGGCACTCTTTACTTTAATACTACAAGTGCGGCTTTATTCTTTGCTGTAGATGCCGCCGATGGTATGGCCAATGTATTGACTACTACAGGCGATATGGTTTATTCATCAAGTGGTACAACGGCTGCCCGTTTAGGCATTGGCTCTAGTGCTCAGGTGCTTACAGTTAGCGGTGGAATACCAAGTTGGGCAACACCTGCTGGGGGCGGTAAAGTCTTACAGGTCGTTTTTGCAGAAGATGGCACAGATACCTCATTCCAGACAACAACCTTTACCGATACAGGTATAACAGCAACAATCACACCGACTCTTAACACATCTCGCATTATGATTTTAACATCCATACCAACCGATAGTTATAACGCAGGCACTTATCCGCAAATTGGCTTGAGACTTATGCGGGGATCGACTGCAATTTTGGCATCAAATATAGATGGTTTTATGACTACAAGCTCCACGGAAATAAAAGCATCTGCAAGCAATAATTATTTAGATTCACCTGCAACAACATCGGCTACCACTTACAAAATCCAAGGCGCTTGTAATAGTGTAAACACACGCCTCAGGACTGGCTTTGATGGCTCAATCGGTACAATTATACTTATGGAAATTGGTGCATAATGACAAAAGATGACGCATATTATTTAGCCGAAGCTGTACATTACCTTTTGCCTAACACGGGATTTTCTTTTACTCAGGCAGATTACCTAACGATAAAATGGGATATAACTCCTGCAAGTATTCCAACACAGTCAGAAATTGATGCTGCTATCGAGCAAGTCAAAGCCAATGAAGTTGCAGCCGCAAATCAAGCGCAAGCCGACAAAGTAGCAGCTACGGCAAAACTTGAAGCACTTGGCTTAACTGCCGATGACTTAAAGGCGTTAGGCCTGTAAGTACACTACTAAGTTAAAAGGAGATAAATTATGGGACCAGTACAGTTTAGCGTAAGTAATCAGACTAAGTATGATCTAAGAGTGCAGGCATCTAATGGCGCACAAGCAGGGGCCGTATCAGGGGCCAGCACTAACCTAAGTTTTACACCCGATGACACAAACATCACCTGCGCTATGCGCTGGTATCAAGACGGAATATGTATCCTGCAATCTAGTGTGGCTTGGTCTAGCGGAGGCAGCGGCGCGGATGATGGATGGTCTACTAGCAACATTATCTGTATGAACGGCAATATGAACGGCGTAGGCTTTTCAGGCTGTAATGAGGGCTGGGTAGAATTGCAGCCCTATAACCTTATGGCTAACGGCGGCGAGGTTAGCGTTACTTATACCAATGCCTAAATGCTAACAAGTTACAACGGCTGGCCTGCATCAAAGGATCAGGCCGAGATAGGCATTAAGTCCTATCCCGTGCCTGGCACTGCAATTAGACTGCGATGTGCCGAAAAGGTAGCACCGCTTTTAATCGGCTTTGCTGCAGAGTTTCATAACTTAATAGAGCCGTTAGATGTCGGGGCAAATGACGATTGGGGATTTTGCTACAGGATGGTAAGAGGCACAACCGACAAGTTAAGCAATCACAGTAGCGGCACGGCCATCGATCTTAATGCAAGCCGTCACCCATTGGGCCAGGTGGGAACATTTGAGACCGGCAAGGTGCCAATGCTTAGAGCACTTGCACACAAATGGGGTTTGAAATGGGGAGGCGATTATCAATCGCGCAAGGATGAAATGCATTTTGAGATTAGCATTGATGCAGTCAAGGTGGCGGCATTAATTAAAAAAATACAAGGAGTAAAACTATGAAATCACAACTCAAAGCGGCGGCCTTGTCGTATGTAAGAGCAGCACTGGCATCAGCTGCCGCCCTGTATCTTTCAGGAATATCGGATCCAAAGACTTTGGCAAATGCATTTATTGCCGGGCTCGTTGGGCCAATTCTGAAGGCATTGCAACCAAGTGAGCAGCAATTTGGATTGGTAAAAAAGTAAGATGGATGTCCAGGCATGGGTGGCCGTGGCCGTAGGTGTCATGGCCATCCTGTCTGGGCTATATGCGGCCGTCAGGTTTATTGTGCGCTCAATCATGGCCGAAATAGGGCCTGAGGCTAACGGGGCAAGCATTAAGGAGCAGGTCAATAGGCTAGAGGCACGCCTTGACCACATTTACACTATCCTGCTGGAGCGTTAGACACGCCCAAGCCCGTCTATCTTGTCTATTCTGTTCATATCGTCTATCCTAGCCATATCACCGTTTGGTGGTACTTATCGAGGGGCCTCACATGTCAAGAATGGCAGATTTATACATCGACATCAGCAACAAGTTGGAGAAGGAAAGCAAAGGATTTGCAGCCATGGTGGATTGTGGTTGTGACTCATGCGAGGATCAGAGCATCAAGGCAATAGAGCGCACATTCAAATCTATGAGTGATGCCGATTTATTAAAGTTGGCACAATCATGAAAATAACATTAGACCTCACGGCAACAGACTTCGATCATCTTACATCGATGCAAATGCGTTGGGCTGGCACCGATTGGAAAGAAAAGGAAGGCCGATTTGAGCCAATCATCCCACAAACGGAAGTTGATTATGGTTGGGAATTTGCATTTTGGTGTGAAAACTATTCAGATTATTTACTAGCTGCTGCATATCTAAAAGCAATCGCCGAGCCTCACCAGGCACTCTTTGATGGTGCTACCGGTGACATTGCAATCCTTACAGATTACGCCGCGACATGGACCGACTAATGGAGCCGACATATTTGAGCACAACACAGATGGCAGCAATGCTAGAAATCTCATCTGGCACATTGCGCCGCATGGTACGCGATGGCAAAATCAAGGCCATGAAGCCTATTGGTGGCCAATTCCGCTTTGACATGGATCAGACAATCCAGGCTTATTGGAAAATTGAAGGGGAGGCAGGCAAATGAGTGATTGGGCTATCTTCACAATTATTACCACCATGTGCAGCGTCATCATGTATGCAGGTTATTTGATGGGCCGTGAGGCTGGACTTGATAAAGGCTTTCAAGCAGGTTTTGACTTAGGCAAAGGAGTTGGCCGGCGAGATGTGGCCAATAGGTTATGACATATCAACGCACATCACTAGAGGCATTGCTCGCTGTTGAGGCTCACATTGGATCTATCAATCGCACTGTTTATGCCTATATTGAAAGCCGTGGTGTAGATGGAGCAACCGATCAAGAAGTGGAAAGTGTCACGCGCATTGATGGCAACAGTGTCAGGCCATCCCGAGGCTCATTAGTAAAACAGGGCCTTGTCTTTGATAGTGGTCGAACCCGGCCAAATGCCAAGGGCAACAACTGCATCGTGTGGATTGCCCTAGATGAAGGGATGATGTTATGAGTTTTGCAATGGATGATTATGTTGATGTGGCAGAGCGCATTAAGCGCGTGAAAGAAATGTATCCAGAAGCCGTGTTTAGGCCATCAAATCCAATGGAGCCATTTAAGATTATTGAAGTTGCTGGCATTACCTACATTGCCTACACAGCTGCACTCTATCGTGATCCATTTGACCCATGCCCTGCCATTGCTTGTGCCTGGGAGGAAATACCAGGGCGCACCCCTTACACCAAGGGAAGTGAGTTGATGAATGCTGAAACAAGTGCGTGGGGTCGTTGTGCTATTGCTATTGGCATACCAAGCAAAAAGATTGCAAGCCTGCAGGAAGTCAAAGCGCGTGCGGAGGTACCTAAGGCAACAGTAACGGCAATTAAAAAACCTGAGCAACAAGATGTGTATGACCCATGGGCTGCGCCATTGAGTGAGCCTGATCTTGGGGCAATGGATGCTTGGCATTGTATCCATGGCGAACGCATGGAAGTATCAGGTGAAAAAAATGGCAAGGCATATTATGGAATGGGATGTCGTAAGGATCGAAACAGCGGTGAACAGTGCGCGGCCAATTGGTTTGTGCTCAACGCTGAGGGCACATGGGTGCCAAAGATTGCAGCGGTGAAGTGATGGGTGACATAGAAATCCACACAGACAGAGGTTGGGTCAACTTGCAGGACATCATAGTTGCCAAGGATCAATGCACTACATGTGGGAGTGTATTTGATGCCGATGGTGCTGGGTATTTATGCATGGATCCCATTCTGTTTTATTGCAAAAAATGCCGTAAGGCCTTTGAATGAGCATCACAATCCGTTATGAGTGCCGCAAGTGTAAGAAAATAACCGAGCAGATTGAGCGCATTATTACCGATAATCTGCCGGATAATGTCAAGGTATTGCAATGCACCAGGTGTGGAATTATGGGCGTGTGTCTATTGGAGCACGCCAGTGGATAATATATGGATGGGCCTCCTATTGGGGCTAGTGATTGGGCGCATTTTCAGCCTATGGTTTGATAGATAATGCAAGAAGCGTTGTTTAATTTTGCAAACTATGAAATTACCAGTGATGATTATTACACCCCTAAATGGT